ATCGCACTGTCGACTGGTTCAGGACCTGGAAGTCCGGCGGTGACATGGAACTGGTGAGCGTGGAACAGGTCGAGGAGCACCGCACTGAATCGGTCCGGGAACAGGAGTGTGTGGCATGAGGGGTCTGGTCCTGGGCGGAGCAGAGTGCGTCTGGCGAGACGTGGACGAGCTCGAGAAGATGATCCGGGCTCGATGGGATGGGATCGTCGTGGCCGCCAATGACATCGGAGCACACTGGCCACGACAGCTGCATGGCTGGGCAACACTGCACCCGGAGAAGATGGAGCGATGGGTGCGGCTCAGAGAGAAGAACGGCCACCCCGGCGGATTCATCACCTACGCCCGGGATGGAAAGAAACGCCGCGGTATTGATGACACGGTGCGGCATAGGTTCGGCGGAGGGTCTTCGGGACTGCTGGCGGTGTCCGTGGCCCTGCATCTGGGGTGTGACCGGGTCGTGCTCTGCGGCGTGCCGATGACACGAGACTCCTATTTCCGGGAGTCAACTGTTCACCCGGAGGGAAAGACATTCTCCTCGGCGGACTCACACTGGAAGAAGTGGCTGCAATACGCTGACAGGCTTCGGGGCCTGGTGAAATCAATGAGCGGTCGCACCCGGGATCTGCTGGGGACACCTACACTCGAATGGTTGGTGGAGAACGATGAGTAAGATGCCTGAGTACCGCGGTGGTGGGTGGTATGAGCTGCCCAACGGAAACAAAGTCCAGGGCAAGAACGCGGCCTTTCTGGCCCTGGCGGCCGAGACAATGGGCCTGAATACCGAGGCTGACGCATTCACCCTCGAGCGGCTGGATTTTGCCCGTCAGGCAGGTCTTCAGTACGGTGGTGACCGGGATGTCTACAAGGTCGCCGGGTACAAGAAGACTCCGACCTTCCGGGACTACTGGGCCTACTACGATCGGCATCCCATTGCCGGACGCATCGTCGATCTGGCCGCAAAGACCACCTGGCGGGATCCGCCCGTGGTCGTCGAGCCGGAGCAGGAGGACGGGACCGAATTCACGGCAGCCTTTGCCGAACTGGCAGGGCGGCTGGACCTGTGGAGCAGATTCGAGCGAGCCGACAGGCTGGCTCGCATCGGGTGCTTCGGTGTCATTCTGCTGGGCGTACGGGATGATGGGAAGCTGGACGAACCGTTACACGGTCTGTCCGGGCCCGAAGCGGTGGTCTACCTCTCGCAATACTCCGAGCGTTACGTGGCCATCGACAGTTGGGTTAAAGATCCATCAGATGAGCGCTTCGGTATGCCGGAGTTCTATGAGATCGACCTGTCGCGAAAGAACGCGCGGTTCAAGGCCAACCGGGAGCGGATCCACTGGTCTCGGGTACTTCACATTGCCGAAGATCCCCTCGAGGACGATGTGTACGGGCGCCCCATTCTCAAGCGGGTACTCAACACCATCTTCAACGACGAGAAGGTGGAGGCGGCGAGCGCGGAGGCGTTCTGGCAACTGGCAGACAAGATTCTGCAGTTAAACATCGACAAGGACGCTCAGATTGGCGAAGACGCCCTGGACGATATCGATGAGAAGCTGCAGCTGCTCTACCATGACCTGCGCAAGCACTTCTATCTGCAGGGGGGAGAGCTGTCGTGGCTCGGCGGCGAAACCTCAGATCCCTCGGCGATCTCCGATATTCTGGCCACCAAGCTGGCGGCCGGGAGCGGGTATCCGCGGCGCATTCTGTTCGGATCCGAACAGGGGGAGCTCGCTTCCAGCCAGGATGAGCGCAACTACCTGGGGACGATCTCCGAGCGGCAGGAGCAGCATGCCGAGCCCAACTTCGTCCGGGCCTTCATCGATCGCCTGATTAGCATCGGCGCACTGCCGCCGCCGGGCAAAGATGGTTATACTGTAATCTGGCCCGAGCTCTACAAGGCGAGCGACCAGGAGAAGGCGGAAACCAACAAGGCCCGCGCCGACACGGCCAAGGCTCTCACGCCCATCGGTGGGGATCCGTATGAGTTGGTGACCGTTGACGATGAGGGCGTTGTCTCTCTCCGGAATTCCGAAGAAGTCTGGGATGAGCGGGCCGCCATGCCCGAGCCCGATACCGGGACCGAGGAAGGCGATGAACCGCCGGAGGAGGGAGACGAACCAGATGAGGGAGAACCCGGTGAAGCAGAGGAGTGATCTCGGATTTCGGCTGGCCCGGCTTCTCTGCCTCGTTCTCGGCCACCGGTGGACCGTCTGGGTAGACTGGGCGCCGGATAACCGTCGCTGTGAGCGATGCCTGCGATGGGAGCAGGGACACGCACCACACAGGAGCGACTATGAACATTGACGACCTGAACAGGCTCGGCGAGAACGCATCGGCTTTCGCAAAGGCCTATGTGGATCTCAAAGAAGAGCTCGTTCGAAAGGGAGTGGATCCGGAGGAAGCCAAGGTAACCGCGCGCGCTGCCGCTTTCATGGCCATCATCCAGCCCGAGAAGAAGGAGCCATGGGAGCTGTAACCTGTGCCTGTTCGTGCAGTGTCGGTAACCGCGCTGCGGGACCATCCTCTCGGATCTACCTGATTGCCCACCGTATCGCTGATCGATTTGGACCGGCCATTGCCGGCGCTTTCGTGACGGCTCTCTCCCGGCTGGATGCAGGTATCGATCAGACCGAATTGGCCAGCGCAGTAGCGTCGGGAAATGTCGACGCCATTGTTGCCGCCGTTGCCCCCAGCAGGCTTGGAGCGATCTTCCTGGGGGGAGGCTCGCTCGCATCTGTTCTGCTGAATACGTCCAGCGCCATGGGGCGTGCCGGGGCCGACGTATTGACCGAGGTCACTGGCATTCAGGCCTCGTTTAATGCCACCGACCCGAACGTGGTGATGTTCGCCCGCAATCATGCAGCACAGCTCGTCGTGGACGTTGCCGATGACGTGCGAGAGGCCATCCGCATCGTCACCGCCACCGGGGCTGCAGAGGGATTAACAGTCCAGCAGCAGGCCCGGGTGATCCGCAACGTCGTGGGGCTGCCGCCGAACTGGGCTGACGCCCCCTCAGCGCTGGGCAGAGAGCTGCGGGACGGTAGATTCACATCCAGTCGTCGGCTATCGGCAATCGACAAGGCCAAGATTCGCAAGCGTCTGCGCGAGGGCACGATTGACGAGGACTTTATCCAGCAGATGCAGACCAACTACTCCCGATCCCTGGTCAACCGGAGAGCGCAGAACATTGCCCGAACCGAGAGCTCCTTCTCCGCCAACCATGGCATGCGTACCGGCTGGCGCCAGGCTCGGGATCAGGGAGTGCTTCCCGAGGATGTCAGGCGGGTTGTGGTTGTCACCCCGGACGAGCGACTGAGATCATCCCATGCCGCAGTACCGGGCATGAACAGGGATGGGGTCGGATTGGACGAGCCATTCCGGACGCCATGGGGAAAGCTCGAGGGGCCACCCTGGGCGCCCGATCCCTACAACTGCCGGTGTGGTGAGGGGCTCATCTTCCCTGATGGTGGTGTACTGTGAGAGGCGAGGAGAGTGGAATGCCTGACTCGGCGCGAAATGCCCTGGACTACGTCGAATACCTGTTGCGGGACGGCTTTACCGGCACGCTGATAATGGAGTGCAGCCAGGGCGGAGTCGCAGAGGTGAAAGAGTCGAAAATCACGCGGGCGAAGGATCTTGTGGGGCAGGAGGATTGCGCCCGTTCGCAATTAACTTGACATCTGTCGTAGGTAGCCTTTAGACTGATTTCCATGTAACGCTCTGAACAAATACCGGACAGCTACGGAACCGCGCAGGCGGTGATCCAATGAGCCCCGGCACACCCTCCGACGGGAGGGAAGTGTTGGGGCTTTTTTACGTTCGAGGGGACTCATGGCCAAACACATTCAGGTAGTGACAAACCTCCTGGGACCTGTTCGCCGTGAGGACTATATGGGCCGCGAGCATCTCGTTGTCTCGGCCGTCCTGGTGAAGGGCAAGGTCCTTCACAATAACCTGGGGCGCGTCTATCTGCCCCCCGAGGAAATCACTCCCGAATGGGCCGAGCAAGCGAACGGTGCACCGGTAGTCTCTGATCACCCCGGTACCTCAGCCCGCACCCCCGATGTGATGAACAAGATGGGTGTGGGATTCCTGTATCGGGCGCGAGCCCAGGATGGACACCTCAAGTCTGATGTCTTCCTGGATCCCGAGCGCGCCGACACGGTGGAGGACCTGCAGGTGATCATGGCCAGGCTGGATGCTGGCGAGAAGGTCGAGGTCTCCACCGGCTTCCCGGTCGCAGTCGAGGAATCCCCCGGCGTGCTGAATGGTGAAGAATACGATCGGGTCATCCATCCGGTGGGATTCGATCACCTGGCAGTCTTCGCCGAGAAGATCGGCGCCTGCTCGATCGAGGACGGCTGCGGGCTGGCGCAGAACAAAGACGACCTGCCGGATCCGCCTGAGTGTCCCGAGGAGGTAGTGAACTCCTCCGGATGGAAGACATTCCTGCAGAAAGCAGCTCGGCTTCTCGGTTTCCGCCCGGCGGATAATGAGTCCGACGAGGATCGCCGGAGCCTCCTGCGCAGTGCGCTCATCGAGCGTTTCGGGGCCGATGACCGGTACCTCTGGGTCGATTCGGTTTTCAGTGATGACGGCCTCGTGGTCTTTGAAGTGGAAAGTCGAAGCGGGGGCGAGTCCGGTCTGTTCCGGGCCGCCTTTGAGATCGACGAGGAAGGAACCGTGACGTTGGGTGATCCGGAGGAGGTACGCCGGGTCACCACGTTCGAACCCGTGGCCAACGCCGCGGACACACCCCACGAAAACAAGGGGAGAACCATGAACCGAGAGCAAATGATCGCCCAGCTGGTCGAATCGGGCCGTGACGAGGAGGCGCTGAACAAGCTCTCCGACAATGACCTCAAGGCCCTTCTGGGGCAGGCCGACAGCTCGCAGGTCGAGCCGACCGGTGACGGGTGGGACAAGGCGCGTGAGTATCGGCAGAAGCTCGAGGCCCTCCAGGCCGAGACGGCCAATGCTCGCGAGACCGAGGAGAAGGAGCGGGCCCGCCTGATGGACGACCTGCTCTACGTCGCCCAGAACCTCCCGTACTCGGAGGCCGAGATCAAGGAGATGCCCATCGTCGAGATGAGGAAGGTGCACACCCTGGCCTTCCCCAAGCGCGCCGACTTCAGTGGTCGCGGCGGCCCGGCCGGCGGTTCGGGCTCCTTCGACTTCGTCAAGCCCGTCATGAGCGGAGCGGCCGGCACCTCGGTGCTGGACGGTGAGAAGGAGGCTAACTGATGGCACGGAACACGATCCTGATCAGCGGCGACGCGCGTGAGGAGACCCGCCTGGCGGATCTCTACGTGATGACGCCCGGGATGCTTGCGGAGCTCGCAGACGCGGGCACCGTCATTCCGCACTCCACCGATGGTGGGCAGGCGGATCCGATTTTCGTTCGCGAGCAGTGGGAGAACGACGGGGCCGGCATCGATGACAACGTCGCGATCGACGACGAGTGCACCCTGCTTTTCGTTGCGCAGGGAACCCTGGTCAACGCCTACACCTCGGACACGATCCTCGAGGGTGAGAGGGTTTGCTCCGATGGTGCGGGTGGAGTCCGGCTCGCGGATTCGGGCGATTACGTCATGGGGACGGCCAAGGAAGACTCGGATCTGAGCGGCACGAACGGCCGCGTACTGATCTACGTCTGGCCGTCCGGTGTGTCGGCCTAACCAGTCGGCCTAACCTGAGGAGAAAGCGATTATGATCAACCAAACTCTTGGCTGGCCGACCATCAGCCGGATTCCACGCGCATTCCTGCGTGACGGAGTCATCAACCGGCGCGCGATGTACGAGCACCTCGTGGAGAACGACACTCTCCGCGAGGACGAGACGCGCGAGATCGAGGAGGCCCTCACCCGCGTAGCTCGCCGCGACCTCGTGGCCGTGGCCGACCTGCGCCAGATGGGGCTCACAGTGGACCTGAAGAACATCGGGATCACTTCCTACGAGTTCGACCGCGTTTCGCCGGTGGGCAAGGCCACGCAGTCGATGTCCATCCTCAACCTCGGAGAGCGCGACCTGGTGACCTTCTCCCGCACGGCCATCCCCGTGCCGGTGACGGCCTCCCAGTTCATGCTCGACGCGCGTCGCAGCGCCGCCGGAACCAGTCAGGGAGAACCGGTCAGCCTGACCAACGTCGAGGAGCACACCCGGTCAGTGGCCGAGATGCTCGAAGACACGCTGGTCAATGGCTCGGACGTGGTGCTGGGCTCGAACGATCTGCCCGGCTACACCAACTTCTCGAGCCGTGAGCAGCTGTCGTTCTCGGACGTGGCCTGGAATGACATCTCCGGGGCTCCCGAGGCGGCGGTGACCGATGTGCTGGAGATGCGGAGCGCTCTGCGCGACAACGGCTTCACCGGCCCGTACGTCCTCTACATCCCGTCCAACTTCGACGGCACGATCGATGAGGACTACAAGTCCGAGAGCGATCGCACGCTGCGCGAACGGCTGCTGTCGATCAACGGGGTCGAGCAGGTGAAGGTCCTGCCCTCCCTGGCCGACGACAACGTACTGCTGGTGCAGATGACCCGCTCGGTCGTGCAGGCTGCGATCGGGCAGGACATCACCACGGTCACCTGGGACGAGATGGGCGGTCTGGCCAACTACTGGGCCATTCTGTCGGTCATGTCGTTCGCCCTGAAGGTCGCCGCGGCCCGTGCCCCGCTGTCTTCGGGCACGCTGCCCTCGCTGACCACGGCCTGCGGTATCGCGCACCTGGCCTGAGAAGGTCTGGTGAAATCTGCTCGTTTGGACGCCCGGTCCTCTCTGTGCCGGGCGTCCAGGCATAACCCGAGTCGGAGTAATTGATATGCCACAAACACTGGAACAGGCCCAGGCCGACAGGCTTCGGGCTGTCGAGTCAAACCGCGACCTCGACGTGGTTGACTACAAGTCGGGCGAGGAACAGTCCGACAAGATCTTCGAAGTGACCGAGGGGTATAAGCACCTCCCCGGAGGCATCCGCCTGGGACCGGGGCAGCGCTTTCATCCAACCGTCAAGCAGGTCCGTACCGGAGCACTCAAGGGCAAGGCTCGCGAGCTCACCCGGGATGAGCACCGGAGCATGACGGGCAAGGTCTTTGCCGGCGCCGATGTCGGCATCCGGTCTCTGCCCATGGCAAAGACCAACATGGAGATGGCGATCAAGGCGGGCCTGAAAGAGTCCGACTTCGAAGGCGTCGAGCCGGGCCTCGAGGGTCGCTACACGCGCAGCCAGGTCAAGAAGATCATCGACGCCAAGAGTGCCGAGGGAGACGCCGAGAAGGCGACTGCTCCGCTGGCGGATGAGTGATGAGACCGGGTATCTACCGAAACCGTGGAGCCGGCTGGACCCGGGCTGACGGAACGCGCATCGAACGGGGCGATGAGTTTGTTCCTACCGAGGACGAGCTCATTCGTAAGGCGTACAAATTGCGCTACCTTGGCCCGGTCGAGCAGCTCGCTCCGGATCCGACCCCTGAACCTTCAGAGCCTGAAGACGCGATCGACGTGGAGGACTATCACGTCGGCGGCGGCTGGTACATGATCGACGGGCAGAAGGTGCAGGGGCGGGAGAAGGCCGAGGAACTGCTCCGTGGCCAGGACTGATGAAACATCCGTCTCCACGGTCCTTGACACCAGTCTCACGACCGATCAGATCGAGGCCTTCATCGACGATGCTTCCCTGTGGGTGGATCAGCATCTGGTCGGTGAAGGCCTTACCAATGATGAACTGACCGCGATCGAGAAGTACCTCGCCTGCCACTTCATCACCATGCGGGATCCCCGCCTCAAAAGCGCCCAGCTGGGCGACGTGGCCGAAGTCTACCAGCGGGACCTCTACGTCACTGAATACCTCAAGGCGGCCGCCGCTCTGGATCAGACGGGCAAGGTGCGCGAGTACTTCATGGCACCGAAGAACACCCGTCGGTTCATCACCAAGGCTGGAACGGGGTTTGACGAATGAGTGTGGTCATCGATCGGCATGCGACGCTGGAAACTATCACCGTCGAGGTAGACACCGGTGATACCGACGGCCAGGGGATCCCGGTCTTCGATTCCGAGGTCGATATCTCCGCGTATGTGGCACGAGAAGACAAGCTCGCAGTCTCGGCGGACGGATCTGAGGTCCGGACCAGCCTGACCATCTGGGTGCCGGCCGGAGAGGATGTGCTGCCGGACGAAGGGGATCGAATCACCCGGGGCACCGAAAATTTCATCGGCCGGGAATACCGGGAGATCAAACGACTCAACGGCGATGTCTCGCACATTCGTCTGCGCTGCTCGGAGGAATGATGTCGCGGGGGACGAAAGACAGCTTTGAGCACCTGCGACGAAAGATCGAGGAGCTGCGCAAAGGTGGCCCCCAGATCCTCGGTCCTGGTGTGAGGCAGATAGGCGAAGAGGTCATGACTGACGTGAAAGCGTCACGAGAAGGGCGCGGAGTGCCGCGGGATCGGGGCCACCTGGCAGACTCGGGTAAGGTGGAGGGACCGGAAGATCTGGTCGTCACACTCGCGTTCGGCGACTCCTCCGCGCCCTATGCTCTCTACCAACACGAAGTGCTGGACCTGAATCACCGCGTGGGTGAAGCCCGCTACCTGGTTCGGGGTGTGGAGCGGTGGCGACCGAACGGATCCAGCGTCAACCGGGCTCTGGCCGAACAGGCTGCGGAGGTAATCCGGTTGGCATCGAAGGTGCCCTGATGGGCGTCGTGGAGGACGTCCAGAGCTACCTGGAGGACCAGGGGCTGACAGACGGGTCGACCGAATGGAAATCGTTGCGTCGCAACCGGCAGGACAAGCAGGACAGGATCGTGGTTATCACCGAGGACGGAGGCCCCGAACCGGAAATCTACAAAGCGACAGGCATCGGGGATGCGGCCGTGCGTGACAGCGGGGCGCAGATCCTGGTCAGGGCCGAGAGGCTGAACGGGGACGAAGCCTACGAAAAAGCTAAGGAGATCTACGACGCTCTGCACGGTCTGACTGCCACAACGCTGGGAGAGACTGAGTACATACGGGTGGTGGCGCTCACGAGCGAGCCCGCTGTCCTGCAGGACGAGAACGAGCGCCCACTTATTACGTGGGCATACCGCCTGATGGCGCTCGCGAGCGCATAGGAGGAAGGCATGACCAAGTACATAGCACACGGCACCACGGCAATGTTCGCCAGCGAGCTCATTGGTGGATTGACGGCGATCAATCCCTCGGGGCGCTCCAAGGGCGACGTGCGGACGACCGACAACGATTCCGACTTCGATGAAGAGTACATCCCAGGCATCAGGGAGGGTGGCACGATCCAACTGGAGATGCGCCACGATCCCGACGATGCCGGACAGGTCGCTCTGCAGACCAACTTCGAAGCCGACCGCACCGTCGAGGAGTGTGTCATCACCCTGCCCGACGAGGCGACCACAGGCAGCGGGTACACCACGTTCACGTTCGATTCGTATGTGAACGACTTCCCGCCGCCGCAGCTCCCGCTGGAGTCCAACGAGCCGGCCATGCGGACCGTGACTCTCAAGGTTGCCGGAGCCGTCACCGAGGCGGTGGCTTAATGGCCCCAGTCGACGGAGTACAGATCGAACTCGGTGGTGAGGCGCGTGTACTGCGATTCACCAACCGAGCCCGGGTTCGACTGGAGATGTTGACCGGGTCCACCATCCCGGCCCTGACTGCCAAGGCTGACAAGCGGAGCATCGTCGCACTCTCCCGTTTGGTATCGGCTGCCAGTCTGCATGCAAACGAGAAGCTCGACCCCGACACCGTTGTCGACTGGATCGATCCGACTCGGGAGGGGGAGATCGGCGATGCTATCAGCGCGGCGGTG